TACACGTCTTTCTGGAGCTCTAGATGTTCTGTAAATTAACATTGCATCTTCTGCTAGAAGTAATTGTTTCCAAATTCTTCTAATTTTATCTAACATCGATGTACCATATGGTAATTTTCTATCGTCACCCAATAATCTAAAGTGAGCAATTTCCCATGCTTGGAATTCCATATCTCTATTCTTCCAAGTAAAACGTAATTCTTTTGTGTATGTTTTAATATCCGCGGTGGTTTTATTACCAGGAACACCTTGAGCACCTTCTAGTCTATCAATTTCAATATTTGGTAATTGATGACAACCAATCACACCCTTTTCTGGATCTATTTTTAGGTAAACAAAGTTATCACCATACTTACAAAGGTTTCTTGCCCACATTTGTAAATTGGTATTTACATCTAATTGATTTTCAAATAAATCTATTAAAACACTCTTAACTCTATTTGATTCAGAATAAACATTTAGTATATGCCCCTTTTCAGACATTGTTGTTGATTCCTCGCCATAGATATCTAATGCTGCAGATATCTCTGGAGTAAATTCCATTGACTCATAGTCATAATATGCTGCTAATCTATTTGGTTCATAATAAACCGATTGATTATATAATGAATTATCTAACTTAGCCCACTTATCAAATAAAAACTGACTTTGTTGTGCTTGTAATTTGGCTTTCTCAAATTCAACTGGATCATCTGTCTTAAGTAATTCTTCTCTAGAAAAATTAAATGACGGAGGGGTTTGTTGTGATCTACCTTGCCACCCAAATATTTGAGTTAGTTTCTGAAATATTGTTAAATCTTGATTTGCCATATGATATAAATACTTTCTTTATTAATCTAATTAAAAAATATGTATAAATCAACCTTTTTTTGTTCTTCCACCAAATAACCAAGAATGTTGTGCGTATTGTTCTTTATTTGCGTTTGTTGATGATCTAGCATAAGGTGAACCATCTATTTGCATTGAACCTATTTGATCAAACGAAGTACCATATGAATAAAATTCTTTACCCGCATCATATGTTCTCTCAGCCATGACCCAAGATTCTAACATAGCTTTATTAGCTGTTTCGTTTCTTTTTAATTGGGTGAAAGATATGTCACCGGCGTATAATGCTATCGCCATACTCATAATTGCATCATCATGGGACCCTTTCATGTGGTTTGGTTTACCGTTTATGTAGACAAACGTGTTTAATTCGTTTAATAATCTATTAGATCTAACAGTAAATCCGTGTCTTAATTCCTCTTCAAATGCTGATACAATTTGTGTTCTTTTATTATTGAAATTTATTCCTGGGATTTTCTCTAAAATCTTTGAATTATATTCCCACATATTTTGTGTGTTAATACCATCAAAAAATAAATTTTTATATCCCATTTCCTGAAGCTTTCTAGATGTTCCCACACCCATACCCCCAGTAATATCAATAACAATAAAACAATTATATAAAACACCCCATTTATATGCAATAGCAGCCAAATCGTCTGGTGGAATCTTTCCAATATATTCTAAAACCTGACATCTCTCATCAAAATTTATAATATTAATTGAAGAGAAGTCCTCACTATCGCCTCTACTAACATCCACTCCCATAATGTAACGACAACCTTCTTTTGGTTCGTCCCACATCCACAAATTCCCCTGCATGTATTTTTCTTTCGGTGTTCTAATCATTGTTTTAGCAATGCGTTCCATAGTTTCTCCAGGAATTACACTATCTCCAGAACCTAAGAAGTCACACTCTAATTCTTGTGCGATTTTTCTTTTGTCATATTTGAATTTCTTAGACATTGATTCAAACCAGCTGGAATATGGTGTGTAACCTTCTTCCATTAATTTACTATAATCATTAATGTCATATTCCCTTAAAATCACCTCATCATCATTATATTGTTCCCTGTTTAACATATAGTGAACAATATCTGGAACTTTTATCCAAACCAAATCTTTTGTATAACGAGGATCTTTAAACCATCTTAAATCTGTTATATGGAAATCGTTAATGTTACGTAACGCTTGGTCATAAACGCCATAATAAATTGGGTCATAACCATTTGGTGTTGAAATCAATATAATCTTACCGCCGGTAGACAATGACGCCATAGAGGCGGCCCAGAAGTCATCACCAGCTTCAATATACGCGGCTTCGTCAAATACAAGTATTGTTGGTGTGTAACCACGTAACGCATCCGCAGATGTCGCAACGGCTTTAACTTCACAACCATTATTTAATTTAAATCTACTTTCAGAGTTTTTATCCTGTGAGAAACCCACATTAATCCATTCAGGCCATTGTTCCAAGAAATGTCTAATCTTGTTAGCCATCTCCACCGCTGTATCGCGTTTGTTTGCAATAAGAAGAACCCTTTCAGGGTTTTCAGGTTTAGCAAGTTGTAATTTTTTAGATAACCACGCCGCAGTTACTGTTGTAACCCCCGCTTGTCTGTATTTTCTTGTAATATTTTCGTTATAATCTTCATAATCTTGTATCAACTGTAATTGATCAGGAAATAGATCCATTGGGACATATTTCTTTTGTGTGTTGTCATATGTTTGAAGATATGTTCGTAATGCGTAAGGAGTGTCTTTCATAATCCTAGCATATTCCATAAGTTGTTCCGCTCTTGATTTCATATATATAAATAGCAAAAAAGTGGTCAAATTTGACCACTTTAACTTTTTTAATCTATTGGTTTATCTATTCCCAAGTTACCTAATTCACCATATAATTCATCATCATCAATTTCTCTACTAGCGTCATCTAATATTTTATTAAATTCTGACATGGCCATTTTATATTCGTGATCTTGTATTTTACCATTTATCATTTCATATAACAATCTCATTAAACGTTTACCAGTATCTGTCCCTTTTAAAATTTCTTTCATAAAAACTAGAAATTCTTTAGCGGGTTTGGAAACGATTTGTTGAAAAAATATCAATTGAATTCCTTTTTTATCATCATCGGTGATTGTTTCTTCTGGGAATGAATCTCTCATTATATCCCATATGGCTGGTCCAAGTCTAAGATCCCAGATTTCTTTATTAAGGGTATCTTCTTTTTCTCTAACTTTATCTGATAGTTCCCTATCTTTTGGTAAGCTATGTAATGAAGCAATAACTTCCAAAGTACCTTTAAGTAATTCATGAACTAGTATTGGAAAATTAATTGCTGTTGCAACAACTCTTGGTGGGGTTTCATTTGCGTAAATTCTTTCTTTACCACCAGCCATTGGTGTTTCACCACCACCGCCCCCCAACCCCAATTGAGGATTACCAGATTGCCATAACATAGCATCTGCTGCCGACATTACCGCACCATATAATCCAACAATTTCATTTGAACCAGTAATTTCTTGTAATCTACCATTGGCTAAATGATACATATAATGTCCTTTAGCTGCAGATCCGGCTAACATTGCATTAACCAATCTTCTTTTTGCTCTTTCCAATGTAAATGTTTCCAATTCATCAAAAAGTTCTTTTTCTAATTCAATTTCTTCTGGTTCCATTTCTCCCGGAGGAGTATTTCTAAAACCTTCATTATCAGGCATTTCAATTTTAGCTTCATAGTTAATATCGCCCTCTTGAATATCAAGTTCACGCATAACAACTTCTATTGCTAACTGTTCTAATTCTCTTAAATGTGGTCTTTCAATTCTACTAATTTTGTTTTGACCTTCCATCATTGTGTTAAATAATGTACCTAAACTTTGAGAGCCACTTCCTAATGGTAACCCCATATATCGTCTAACATTGGAAACTATTTGTTGATATCTTTTAGACGCCAACATTTCTTCAAAGTTTGAATGTGGTTCATTCACATCTTTGGGAAAATTAACTTTTTTAAATGGGTGATCTCTATTTTCCAAATCTCTCTCAACATCTTGGTTGGGTCTATCTGGAGTATCAAATGTCATTGGCATCTCATTAAGGGTTTGTTTTACCTTCAATAATAACTCTTTTTTTGATATTTTCATAGTAAAAAATTATTCTGCTGCCATAGACATTTTTGATGGTCTATTAAATTTTTTTATTTTTGCTTTTGCTTTTGGATCAACATCTGGAACCGGCTCTGTGCTTGGGTTTCTAAATGGAGCTCTTCTAGGGTCATCTTCTCTTCTAGGTGGCTTTTCTTTAGGTGGCGTATCAGGAATTGTTTCTGGTTGAGCAGGCGCTTCTTCTGGTTTTGTTGAAGCCACGATTGAATCATAGGTCATAAATTCAGGAATTCCCCTTACCTTTCTAGCCTTACCTGGCATTGGAATCATTGTTGCTTTTTCTTGAATTTTAAGTTTAATGGTTTCTAAAATAGCACCTTTTGTTGCTACTGCATGATAATTCTTCTCAATTACCTTTTTTACCCACTCATTCATTTCTTCTTTGTTAGGGTCACACTCTTCGCAATATTCTTCTTCACCCTCTACTTCTGTTACTTCAACGTTTTTTAATTTTGATGGGTTTTTTAGTGCTAGATTCAATGCAGCAACTTGTTTAGGATCTTGACTATCATAAACAGTCTTAGGTTCTTGTGGAACAACTGTTTGCTCACTCAATATTTTTTTAGCTAAACTTTTTAGTTGATTATCATTAAATCTAACTAAAGTTTTTTCAGAAAACCCTTCTTTGATTAATTGACTAACAATTTTTTCTCTATTCATTTTATTTTAATTTATATTTGATTTCTTCGTTTATTAATCTTAACCCCTTAGTTGATAATTTTTCTGTTACACTGTCTATACCTTCCCCAAAATGAAAAGAAACCCTCACAGGTCTCTCTTCCGCTTCCATATCGAATGATTCCCATCCCAATGCAACAATACCATCTACGGCGTCAATTACTCCAAAGTAATCAGAATTTTGAACCAATTCAAGTTTTAAATCACAATTTTTAAGTAATCCAACTAAATCAATTGATTCTATTTCTGGTGGTAATGCTCTACCTGCTGACGGAATAATAAACCATTCTTCTACTAATGTGTCTGGGTCTTCGCCAAATATGAATTCATATTGTCTTTGACCTTTGTAGTCTTGACCCAGTTCATTAATATAAAGTAGATACATTATTCAAAATATTTACTTAATGTTGTATTAATTGATTCGTTAATATCGCCACTAAGTTCTGGTGTAATGTCGCCATACAAATCTTCGTCCTCTTCTTCATCATCAGTAAATGAATCAAAAGCGTTAGCTCCTTCATCACCTAAACCAGCATATTCCATATCCTCTTCTTCTGCAGAAGGTTCCATATCCATATCAAATTCACTTAAGTCTGTTTCAGCTTCACCAAATTTAGAATTAATTAATTCTTCTAATTTAGACATTCTTTCTGCTAAATCATCTTCTGCTGGTGGAATACCATCTGCAGGTGCTTCCTCAGTGTCCTCATCAGGTAATTCGTCTGTTGGCATTTCTTCACCACCCATACCCTCTTCTTCATCACGTTCAAATTGTTTACCAATACCTTCTAGGTCTTCTAAATCTAATTTGTCCAAATCAACAGCAGAAATAATCATATTAAGAACATACTTAATATCATCGCTTTCCATTTTAGGTTGTTGATCTCTAAGTTCTTGGCCTAATTTACCTGAATATTTTTGAACTTCAGCCATATAGCTTGAACGCTTTTCATCAGCACCATCTTGTGCTTCTGGGCTAAGTTCATCTTCTGGTGAAATCTGTGTAGTATCACTAGTAGGTTCTGCTGCTGGTTCTTCTGGTGCCATAGCAACATCTGATTCTGGAGCAGGAGGTAACTCACTCATTGGTGGTGCTGACGGTGCAGCTGCTTCACCAGTTGGTTTGTTTGTTTTTAAAACATATTTTGTTTCTTCTTTAAGCTCTTGAGAACTTAACAATTCTAGTCTCTTTAAAGCTTCAGCATATGAAGTGAATCTATTTTTATTTTTCATGAATAGACCGCCGATATAATCTAATGATTGCTCATTAAGACCCTTCTTTACATAATATCCGTCTTTTTCTCTTATAATGCCATAAACCCCATTAGTGCTTTCTTTCACTAATTCGGCTTTGACACTATTATTCTTGTTGGTAGTCTTTTCGTTAAAGTATGTAAGTTCTAAGATACGATTTAGTTTTTCGTTACCTTTTAACTTCTCACTACCAAGTGGTTTTAAATCTCCCATTGTTTATAAATTAAAAATAAGCTTATTCTTATCCTATAAATACAGAATAAAAGCAAAAAAATACAGTTATTAATTATGATAGAGATAATTTCTTATCTTTAATAGCAACATTTAGATCCGCTAGTTTACCGATGTACCCATTTCTTCTCAATAATTTGAATGTTAGGTTCTCATAAGAGAACTCCCCACCGCTTTCCAAACCGCTTTTTCTAAATTTCTTTAGTTTATCTTTTATTGTTTTTATTTCATCACTAACGTCTTTTCCGTCTTCTGATGATTCAACAACCCCATCAATTAGTTTAGCAAAATACTCTCCTTTCTTCAAAATACTGTCCTTGTCGATATTTTCTTTTTTCATCGATGGTTCAACAACCCATTCGTTGTTTAATATTGAATACACTCCCGAAGAAACATGTTCCTCATTAATATCTTGAACATATAGCTCAACATCGAAATTCTTTATTTTAACGTCGTATGTTTGATTCCAATTATTTTTTTTAGCATCAAAAAATTCTTTTACAATATCTCGTAAAGCGGTTGAGCTAACTTCGGTTTCATCATTCAATTCGGCCATATCAACCAATATGTGTAAATCAACATCAGAATACTCAGACCAATTATAGTTTGCTAATGACCCCGTTAAAATTAAATCATGAATAAAAAAATCAACTCCAATGAACTCAATAAAAGAATCAGATATTTCTAAAAGTTTTTCTCTAATTTCATTTTTTATTTTATAACCATCTTGAGTTCTATCAAAAATGTCTTCACATAAACCATCTTTAACTTTAAAGGTGTTTACGATCTTATTGTCCAACGTAGGGTCAGACAACTCTAATAATTCATCAATCAGGTTTTTATTATCCATTAGTTCACTTTTTTGTGAGCATATTTGCTCTTAATTTTAGCATTTAAAAATGAACCTTGTGAATCGCTCATTCTAAATTTTGCAAATAAATCCCACGGGACTCTTTCGTATTCATAAATAGTGCCGTTATTGAATGTAACGGTTAATAATTCCGATTCGGTATTGTATACCGCGCCTTTCATATTTGAGGATTTAATATCAACCGATATTAAGGTTCCTACGATTTTTTCTGATATTATTGCCATATTCTAATATAACTAAAAATTATCTAAAATTAAAGTAGCTTTCTAAGTGACTTTTTAACCAACGATTTAATTGCTTCATTGATCTCATCTTCCATACCAACACTATCAATACCATCAATAATATATGCAGCACATTTGTTAATAACCTTTAAATTAGCCATAATCTTTTCATTATTAGCTTTCCATAATGCCAGATATGTGGGGTGTTGAGTAACTGGTAGATCATAATGTTTCATAATAACATACGAAACCGATTCCGCTTGAAGTTCTTTCATTTCAGCTGTTTGTACGTTCGGATCATCAATATAGAACGGTGATTTAGTTTTCCAGTGAAGCAACTCGTGAGCCAATTCA